CTGCAATGTCTTGGTGACAACCGGGACCATGGTTTCAGTAATGAGGCGGCCAAACGCAGAACCCAAATTGGTCGCCAACTCTTTCATGCGTTCAGCAATCTCAGTCGCCGATCGCGCCGACATGGTGTCGGGTGGAAGCGTATCATCCAGCAGCATCTTCTTGACATTCATGCGGATGTCCTGAAGCACAAGCTGCGTCACGTTGAAGTCACCGGCACGCGGCAATGGCCGCAGGCTTTCGCCCTGCGGGCCACCATTGCGAGCCACCGGGATGATTGCGCCTGGTACAATGCGGATTGTCTGCGGGTTCAGAACGCCATCGTCTGCCGCAGTATAGACGCCTGCGATCGCCAGCGATGCGTTCTTCAGCAGCAGTTCAACCGTCTTGTTCAGCGTCTTGATGTCGGGGAGAGCAGCAACCAGCGGGCCACGACCATAGATCTCACCGGCCAGCTTGCTGTACCGTGAGATAATCCACGGCGAGAACCGCATGTTGCGATGAACGATCTTCTCCTTATCGCGGCCAAAGATCACGCAATAATGCCACTCATCCTTCTGGATATCGTGCGTCGTTGCTTCCAGCAGGTCCACTTCTTCGGTGGGACGCTCAACCATCATACGCTTCAGCGTATCGCTCAGTTTGGCATCAGGCCACGTTGCCTCGATCGTCTCAACCTTGAGACGCATGCGCCGGTAGACGTTCTCAGGGATGCCATCGACACCTTCGTCAAAGGCCAGCAGATACTCTGGCACAGGCTGGAAGCGGACAGGCATATCGCCATCGCCGGGCTGCACCATCATCGCAGCCGTGCCAACAGTCAGATCGAGAAGGAACTCGCCCATGGCAAGATCAAAATTGCTTTGGCGCAGAACCGTAAAGAACTTGTCAGCGTATATGTCCAGTGCAGCCTGCGCCTCGATGCGCCGATCCATCGGAATGTCGGTGCCTGGCTCAAGCCTCATCCAGCGTCCATAGGGCGGGAACAGACCTGACTGCAAGCGATTGGCGAAACGCTGCGTGCTGTGGATCGCCGTCGAGTCGAACACCTTGACCATCTTCTTCTGGCCAGGCACTCCGCCCTCATATGCGCCATCGTACAGATTGCGCTGGGGCAAAGCATATTCATAACAATCCTGATAGATCTGACGCCAGTTCAGCTTCCGGGCATACGCCTTTTCGCTGCGCTTCATCAAGTCATCGACTTCAAGCGGGTACTTCATCCGATCAAACCTCTCGAACGCAAGCCGAACCGCTGCGCCATTCTACCAATCTCGCTCTCGACCTGCGGTCCGCCCTGCTGCAACTGCTGCTGCGCTACCGGGATCTGCTGCATTCGGAACTGCGCCACTGACGTATCTTCTTTAGCAGCCTGTTTGGCTGCCGGTGCTGCCGCTGCATCCGGTGTCTCTGTCGGCATACCATCTGTCTTAATGGTCGTAAGATCTTTATAAACCTGTGAAATTGATCGTGTGTTGCCATCTTTATCGTAGAAGATGCTAGGATTGGCGACGGCTGCCTTCTCGAAATAATTGGCAGCAATATCGTTTGGCGTTTCCTTGTTCATGCGCATCAGGCGGGCAGCACCTGCCGCACCAAGGAAATGCGCAGCATACAGTTCGCCATCGGTCGGCGCAGCGCCTGTAATCTGCGTAATAGTCTGGCTGTTCTCTTTCGTCAGAGCCGCAGCCATAATCGCAGACCACTTCGGATCGAAGCGGGTGGTTCCCATTGGCATCTTGACCAATGCACCATACTTGGCAACCATGCTGTTCCATGTGGCGTCAGTGAACTGGAACAATCCGCCGGCACTGCTATTCGGGTTCTTCGCGCCAGGCTTGAACCGGCTCTCTCGCCACGCTGTTGCACGCATCAAAGCGGGACTGACGCCGAACATAGCAGCGCCTGCATCAATGTCCTTGAACACGCCGCCAAGCGGAGGAGGATTGGGGATCACGCCGCCGCCTGCACCCATCAATTTGGCAAGATGCGGCTGTGCCCAAGCCGGAAATGCTTCTGGCTTTGCGCTGGCATAAGGTGCGTTAGGGTTCGCGCCCCACAGCGACGGGTTGCTACGAGTATCTATATGCAGGGTTTGGCCGCCCTTATAGATGCCAATGCCCCTTGCGCCGGCAGCAATAGCTTGCGCCAAGAGGTTAGCCTTTTGCTCGTCGGTCAGGTGGCCAATAGGAATGTCCAGAGCATTGCCATGCAGATGTTGACTGCTGCTTGCGCCACCAACGGCAATATTCTTTGCAGCCGTCCGATGCCCCGACGTGATGTTCAGGTCAGGCAAAGTGGCATTGCGCTGGATATATGTGAGCATATTGCGCGTCGGCGCGCTCAACATATCCAACCTCACGCCCGAATTAAACGTGAAGTTTGTCGGCATTAGGAACCCGTGCCAAGAGTGCTTGTGCCGGCCTGGCCAAGATCAGTCTGGCCGGCCATAAGTTGACGCATGCCACCGGAGCGACGTGCCGCAGCCATTGCAGCCATCTGACGCTGTTTCTCGACTTCCTGAGCGTCAAGCCTTTTTTGCTGTTCCTGCTGCATTGCAAGCTGCTGCGCCTGCATGCGCTTTGCGCCGCCATCACCACCGAACAAAGTCGCCATTAAAAAATCCTCGCAAGTCGCACATAGTCCCGCTTGTCGGGTCCGTATGCCTTCATAATCCCTTCGCTATCAAAACCTAAAGATTTCGCATATCGCAATGCTATCACATCGCTTGCATCAACGCTCATCTGCAAGCGATGTGCTTGCAAACTGATAGCGTCGATATCAATCTGATATCTAGATTGGCGAATTATTGTTATCGGATAGCTTTCGATTCGATATCCAGATAGGAACCAGCACTCATATACGCCTGGCCATTGGGGTATGTAGCCCCAAGAACATACCGGCCCTTCACCCTCCATGACCGCTGTCTGGCCCAAACCGATGGCTTCTTGCTGCTTCAGCTTATCCATGTAATCTGGGATTTGCTCTATGTTCCGCCGCTCTGCTTCGCGGATGTCAATTGCCTTGATGTGATACCATCGGAATGGTACGATCGTAATCTTTGGCATTAAAACACGCTAAAGTCAGATATCGCTACAAACTGTTTGCCGCTAGGACCGGCCTTGCCGCGTGTGATATACTTATGTTCGCCGCCGCCCATCATCAGATAGCCGAACGCATCACCGACGTGCGAGTGTTCGTTCTTATGTGGACTATCCTTGAACCGCTCATGGCCTGCGCCAACGGCGACACGCTTGAAGTGATAACCGCCGGCCAGTGACTTCCTGATCCGGTGGCAATCACGATGCACCAGCAACCCAGGACGACCATTGACCAGCCGCTGCATCGGCGCAGCACCTGCCTCGCGGCGCACCATAAAATCGTTCGAGGCCGTTGGCTGCGCCTTCAGGCCGACCGATTGCAAATGCTCGAAGGCCGTCACCTCAAAGATTTCGTCCCTCTTCATGCCGGCAGGATCGCCCCAGATAAATATCTGCGACAGCCGGAACTTCGTGTTGATCTCGCTCAACAGCATGTGCGTGAACTTCTCCAACCCCATGGAGAACGACACAAGTTCATGCACAACATGCCAGCGGCCTTCGACCTTCTGGCCGAACACGGCTGCCGGCGTCAGACCAAAGTCCAACCCAATATGCACATCCTCGCCCTCACGAATGTGCAGATCATCGACCATCGTCGAATCATCATACTCATGCCAGACAGGCCGGCCCTCCTGAACATACACATACTCGCCCTGCGCATAGCATCTGATCCAATCCAGGTTCTTGCCGGCAAGCTGCTGGGCATAATACCCCGGCGGCAAATTGTTAATGTTCTCCGCAGACGTGTTCTCCCGCCAGAACTTGCCAGCAGAGAAGATCGCCTCATCATCATCAAAAGACTCGACAACGCCGCCTGGCTGCTTGAAGAACGTCCACTTATACTGCCCCTTGATCGGTTCCTTCTCAGCCAGCTTATACCACCAATGGTCATCGTCCATCGGGTTCGTATCCATCCAGATGCCGCGCCACGTTGGACCACCATTCGCCTTCGTAGGGAAACGACCGACGCGATGAGTCAATCCGTCTATCACTGCCTTCGGCAACTCTCGTGCTTCGTTTACCCATGCGCCGGTCAACTCTAGAGACAGCAGCTTGCGAACGTCCTTCGGCTGATCCAACGCCAAAAATATAACTTCGCAATCAATCCCAGGAACGTCGCCACGCGCAGGCAGTTTGATGTGATGCGTAATCGGCGGGGACCACCGCATAGCGCCCCACACATTCTCAGGGAACAACTCTTGCCACGTCTTAATCGTCGTTGTGCGCAATTCAGGATAAGAGTTCCGCACAATCACAAACCGCGTGTACCTTATATGGTCCAGCGGCGATGGAGCCTGCTTGACGGCCCGTAAGATAATCTCAGCCGCAGACGCATACGACTTTCCGGACCCAACAGGCCCAAGCAAGCCGCGCACAAAACTATCATCGTTCAGAAACCGCCAGACAACAGGAGACTTGCTGAAATCAAGATCCAGCCCCTCCAACGCCTCCTGCTCCGCCTGCTTCTTCGGTCGCCTCGACTTGTCCGTCGCTGCCCTCGTCCTCGCCATCCGTCAGTTCCTTCGGTCCACGCAGATTAATCCCAACAAGGCTTGGCCGCTTGTCAGCATCATCCGACCCATCCAGCAAACCCTCAGCACGCGCCAGCAAACGCAACGCCGACAGCTTATCGTGCATCTCGACCTCGACCTGATTGCCGGCAGCCGTCGGTGTGATCTTGATCTTCTTGATCCCACGACGCGCACGCTCCGGCAACTGATCGGACGGCACAATCGTCACATTCGAGATCTGACCGAACTCATTCGTCTGCCAAGACAGCACGTCAGTGATCTGCGATGCACCCACCGCCTCGATCTCCTGACGCACCGCCTCGCGGCCCTCAGATCCCCTGCTTACCAAATCCCGCCGGCTGATCTTCTTCATGCGCCTCAATCTCATTAACGACAAGATGGGCGTACCCAGCCATGTCAACCCAATGGTCCTTCAGCCGGCCACCAGACATTGCACGGGCCAGCTTCATCATGATCATATGCACGCACATTCGCTCAACTCGCGACATTGTGGCATAATTGCGGCTGCGGTAAAAGATATCCCACATGCCGCAGACAGCATCGGCCACGTCATTGACGCGGCCATGCTCCTCCTCCTTCGCCTCAAGAAGTTCTTTTACCTTCATGCGTGCGCACTCCATGTAATACAGTTGTATGGTCGCGCTTCATAAAACGACCAATCATAGGCAGAGACATGCCAGCCTTGTTGAGTACCCACATGCACTCCTGCCTCGCAGCAACGATCGCCTGCTTGCGATCTCTGCCGGCAACCTGCTTCCAGGTAACCATGTGCCGCTGAAGGACAGGCTCCACCAAATCACGGGTACGACCAAGCGGTGCGCCAGCCAAGAGCGGCGGACGCAGATCCGGCTCCTCGTCAGGCTCCGGCTCCGGTGGGGCAGGCTTGACAACCAATAGCGGCTGTACCTGTGGAGGTGGCCGCCTGGCAGCGCCCGCAATGCGGGCCTTCACGGCAGCGTAATGTGCGCGGAGTTCCTCCGCTGTAGCAAAGTTCATGATTGCGTCTCCTCTTTCGCGGTGTGTTGATAACTCGGAATGCGGCGCATTGGCAAGCCGCTGTGACGAAAATGTGGGAAAATTTTGCGTGAGGGCCCCCAACGCAGAGGGCGGGGGGCG